CATCAATAGGCGCTGTTCCTGTTGCAATTGCGGCAGCTTCAGGTGTAATTCCCTCAGCAGAAGCCAAAGCCATAACTTCTGGCGCATAAGCAAGTGCAGCACCGCCAGCAGCTAAACCACCTACAGTAATCCATCCGCCAGGAATTTGATTGACTGCTTGGTCTACAGAAGCTAATCCACTGCCAATAGCAGGGCCTGGGTCAATAGAAGCTAAAGCACCTAAAGCACCACCACCACTTCCATCTGTGCCAAGTGCTGAAGAAATAGGGTCAGTAATAGCTGAAACAATACCGCCTCCACCACCGCCAAAAGGAGTACGCTTTAATTCCCAAGTCCAGCCAGAATGTTTGCTTTTAAACATGATTAAAATCCAAGCCAGCCACCAATAGTGCTACCAATATTACCAAGTAAACTTGTTGCTCCTGAAATTAATCCAGGGTTGGCAGCAGCACCAGTAATTGCAGAAGCACCTAAACCATAAAGACCTTGTGTATTAGCAGTTTGCTGACCTAATGCAGCATTTTGCGCTGCAATATTAGCAGCTTGTTGACTGTTTACTGCACCTGTATAGTCAGGCCCAGCTACACCAGCTTGTAATGGGACATTTGCATAAGTAGGTGTAGCTAATGATTTAATTTGACCAGCTTGCGTACCTTGTAATTGTTGCGCTTGTAATCCTGTGTTCATTCCATTAATTTGAGCAGAAGTTAACAAGTCATTTTGACCTTGTTGGAATGTACGCATTGCATTGTCATAGGCTTGTGTACCAGGGACAATTCCTTGATTAGCTAAAGCAGCTTTATTTGACTCTGCGGATTGCGCCATTTGTGGCTGTAAGCGTTGCATAATCGCATCGCTGTATGTTTGACCAGGATTAATGCCATAAGCAGGGTTATTAATACTTGCTTGTAATCCAGCTAAAGATGAATTTACAAGCCCTTGAGTTTGGTCAGTACCAGTTTGATTAGCAGTCCATGTAGGATTACCATTAGCATCTGTACCTTGTTGGTAGTTTAAGCCACCATAAAGCGTATTTTGATTAACTCGATTAGCTTGAGTAGCTTGTTGTGCGCCAGCAAGATTGCCTAAAGTTTGTGCTTGTGCTGCGCCAAAATAAGGGCTTGTAGTGCCAGCATACGGATTAGCCGTATTAGCGTTAGCACCTTGCGAAAATGTCGAACCTGCACCCATTACTATCTCCTTATGCCCATTTACAATATTCTGGGCGCATTTCTAGAATTACCAAATCCCCATCGTCATGTGCATCAGGGATAAAAGCAACATCTTTGAAACCAAGGTGTCGGTCTAGTCTTAGGGCTTTTTTGTTACTCCCTGCAACTGTGCCAATTATAACCTTTAATTTCAATGTGTTAAACGGATAATCAAAGACCTTTTTAAGAAAGTCTTTAGTTGCCCAATGCTCACCTTCTGACCCCACATGAATCATGCAAGATTTACCATAAAAACCGCAAAATACCACTACTGCCCTAATTTCATCATTTAATACCTGACCGACATAATGTGCGTCAGGTGGAGTCGGAATCTTATGTTTAATAGCCCAGTCTTTAAGACTTTGCTGATTAATAAGAATCAAATGACACCACCTTTTTCCATAATATAGTCGGTACTAGCCCAATGTAATTCAATGTTTCTTGATGCCACATTAATGTTAATAGAGCCACTAAAACCAATTCCTGTGACACCTTGCCATACTTTAGTAGTAATAAGCCCACCACCCCAAACATTGCCATCCCAAGTCGATGTATCCCAAATACCTTCAGATTGTGTAGCAGGGTTAAACGAAACTGCGCCTAACTGTGATTGAGTGTCAAAATCTACGCTTAAACCGCATAAAACGGCTGGTACGCCACCTGTAGACTGAAGTATAGGTCTTACCATCACAAAGCGTTTTAATTGCCCTGGTGACTCAAAATAAGAATAAGCTGTTTGTGCAGTTGCAGAAATATTTGCGCCATTATCTGATAAAGAAGAGTACAAAGTACCTACAAAGCCATCACTACCAAAGTGCATATCAGCATCACCGGATACTTCCCAACAATAGCCTTGAATACCTGTAAATCTTGCCCATGCTTTAGTAATGGTGTGCATTACATACTGTTCCATACCTATATCGGTAGGAATAGACAAAATCAGCATATTTTCACTAGCAAAGTAGTTAATTTGCCAACCGAAATTAGCATAGTAATTAGTAGCAGCTTGACTAATAGGGTAGAAAATCTTGTCTGTTAAGTTAATTCTTGGGTCTAGTCGGCTAGATTGAAGCGCAGAAGCAAGAGGCACTAAACCATCTTGAGTAAGTAAAAGTAAATCACCAGCCCATTTAAAGAAGCATCTACGGCTAAAAGTTTGCCCTAATTGCCATACGCCTTTTAATGCCCAAGTAGCTGCTGTAGTAGGGTCTGTGCCGTTATATACAATAACTTCGCCCATACTGGTTACAAACACAGCATAATCATCAGCACCTTGACCAGCATCTAATGTCCAAGTACCCATTGCTTGCAAATAACCACCATTTCGTGCAATTCCACCGAAATAAAGAGGAGAAGCAACGCCAGCAATAGAATCTACATCTAAAAACCAGCAAGCAAGAGTGTCTTTTTGCGTAAAATATAGGCGATTTTTAAACAGGTTTACATTAATAAAAGTTGATGAATCTGCGCCTGTGATGCCTAAAACTGTATAAGTACCTACTACTGTAGCGTTAGCAGCAGGCGTTGTTGCCATAATGTAAGTAAAGGTACTTGCACCTGTTTTTGTAATGACATAAGAGCCGTTATAAGCTGCTTCAGTAGCGCCAGAAATAGTAACATAATTGTTACTAACTAAACCATGTGGCGCAGAAGTCGTTAATGTTGCTACATTACCTACATGGGTAATTGTGCTAATTGTTTGCGCTGTACTTGTCGTGGCAATAAAAAACCAAGAAGTACCATTAAAGACCATTACAGGGTCAACACCATTACAAGCTACTAAAAATGACCCTGCGCTATTAGTAATGTTGACAAATTGCAGTTTATCGCTAGTAATACCTGTAAAATAAGACACCGCAGTAGCAGGTTTACAGTCATAAATAGTGTTTCCACACGCCCCAAATAGCTTATAACCGCTATTAGTAGGGTAATCCATTAGTGTATGGATTGGGGTATTTATTTTAATAGTATAAGCACCCACTACAGTAGCATTAGTAGCTGGTACAGAAAGCATTGTGTAAGTAAAGGTTGATGCACCTGTTACTTTAATCATAAATACTCCGTTGTAGTCGCTTGGAGTAGCGCCAGAAACAGAAATATATTCGTTATCTATTAAACCATGTGCTGTAGCAGTTGTAACTGTTGCTGTCACACCTGAGTGTGTAATGCTTGAAATTGTTTTAGCGCCAGTAGAAGTAGTAACAATAGATACTTGGGTATAACCTTTACGCAATGTCACATCGCTAGGCGTAGGATAAAAGTTAACCATTTGTACTGCATCTGTAGGGGGCATCTCAGCAAGAGAATCCCTACCATTCCAACCACCAATAGGTGCAGGAATAGAAGCAGTAGTAGCAGAGTTTTGTTTAGGTCGCTGTAATAGCATTATGAGCCATAGCCAGTATCGGGGATATTAGCGTAACCAATAAGCACTCTACTTGGTTGTGGCGCAAAAGATAAGTTAGGCGCACCTTTATCGTTAGCTTTAGCAACTGATAAATAGCGTTGATAATCTTGAGAAACGACTGTTGTATCAAAGCCTTTAATGCCCCAATACTTCATTTTTGTCAACAAAACCATAATACGGTCATCCAAAACTGTAGTATCTGAGTCAGCAGTAAAACTATTTTTTACTGTATTATCTGCGGCTCTCGCCCAACCTTTTGACCTATATTCCCATCCCAAGTATTCTTGGGTATTCATAATAGGCCATATACAGAATTGATTATCTAAGATACGCCAGCGTACTCGTGGGCCTGTAGAGATATAACCAGACTTTAGCCATTGCCATTGTTGTGCATCTTCAGCGCCCAACATTTCCCAATGTTTCGATTTATCCCACATAGTGCGGTTTGTAATCGTTTCAAAGTCATCAGGAAGGTCATAAGCAGTCTGAGCGCATACTACTGACTGTACGCCATTGCCTGTAGCAAATTGACTCATTACAACAACTTTAGTCGTGTTATTAGCACTTACAACATAAGTATCTTGAGGAATGTTATAGCCTGATAATTGCCATTGGCTTGTAACATTGCTTAAATCTGTGCCAGCCTCAAAAGTTAATGTAGCAGAACCATTAACAGTTGTGGCATTGGCGGTAAAAGATTGCGTATAAAAACGATACTGCACCTGGAGTGCTTGCCAATCATATTCTTTTAGCAAGTCATAACCAGCACCATTCATCAGGGCTAAAATCTGTTGTACATCCTGAGAAGTGTTGCCGACAACAAAAGAAGGTACAGCCAAGTTTAACTCGGCTGCGGTCTGTTGCACCATTTGAAGCATCGTTTGGGACATATTAAGCCTCTACTACTTTCGGTTTGCGTGGTTTCTTTTCCGCAACAGCCGCAAGTAGCGCTTCCATTTGTTCCTGCATTTTGGATAGCTTCGCATCTGTTTCTGCGGTTATTTTAGCATTTTCTTCACGAAGTGCTTGCAATTCTGCTTCTCTATGTGCAACTTCAGCAGAATCAGTAGCTAAATTCAAAAAAGCCTTAGCTTTTAATCGGAAATTATGAGGACTCATGCCAGCTACCATGCCAATACGCTGTAATTGCTGGTCAGAGCAGTCAGCAATAGCTTCTACTGTATGGAATTTAAGCCCACGCAATTCTTCAGCTTGGCTACGAGTAATTTGTGGCCATTGCTCAAGTGGTGTGCCAATAATGTCTTGATGATTTGATACTTGATTTTGATAATGCGCCCATTGGCGAGGGAAACGCTGTTTATGGGACTCTTGGGCATAAGTGTCGATTTCTGTCAAATTATCGCCAGGAATCATAATACGCACGAAGTCGAATTCTTTAAAAATCGGTCTGCCAGCTTCGTCAGAAGCTAAATCTTGCTTGAGGGACTTTTTATAGAATTGAACCGCTAGTCTTGCATCTGCACCTGAAACATCGCTTTCTATTGCCATTTTTAATTCTCCAAAGTAGTTTGGGGGTTTATAAAAAAATAAAAGGGACTCCCCTTTTGAGGGAATCCCAGTTGTACTACATATTCAATTTAAAAGGGTTAACCTATTAAACAGAAGCAGCGCCAAACCAACCATAGTCACCTGAAGCCATAGCGACTGCTGGGCCAGCGTATAAGCCAGCGCCACCAGTTGCTACGAAAGTGGTAGTGTTGATAGAGCAAGTTGCTGTTGAAGCTGTAATAGCTGAGCCAGCTTTTGCCCAAACATAACGCTTACCATCGGAAGCAAATATTTCTGCACCGAGTGGGCCAAATGTTACCAAACCAGCGTTTAAAGCCTGTTCTGCAACAGTTTGTGTATCGTTTAAATCAATCCCTGAAAGGGGGGTAATGGTATATGCCATGATATTTCCTTTATTAATTAAGAGGGTAAGTTAAATAGGGGTTTCCCCCTATAGATTAACTACCTGTCAACAGACCTTGTAGGAATGAGTTAGAAGTAGTCAAGTTACCAGCCCAACCATACAATTTTACAATCGCATCTTGGTTAATAGATTGACGCTCACCACCGATAGGTACAAAGTTACGCTCTTTGTGTGGGCGTAGGAAGAGGTAGTTGGTATTCAAGAAATACATATATGTAGCTGTTTCTTGTGAGCCATAACCACCACCTAATACCACATCAGCAGAAGTACCACCACCGTAGAATTTCAATGAAGCGAAACCAGCAGCGCCAGACTCTTCAGCAGCAATACGCTGAATAGCTTGCAATGCGCCTACATAGTAGGAATACAGAGTGTTACCAGCAACAATCAAGTCAGCCTTGTCAGTACCACGAATCTGCTTGATAGCAGCAGTAGTCATAGCAGCAAGGATAGTTGTTGAAGAAGTAGCACCTGAAGTGATTTGATTCTGCCAGAAAGTCCAAGTAGCACGGTTAATACCACCGTATGTACCTGTGGTTGGTACAGCAGCAACAGCAGCGCCCAAACCATCTAAGTTCTTACCGCCATTACCTGTACCGTCACCGTATAAGTCACCGGAAATACGGTTAAGCAAGCGAGCTTCAGAAACTTGCATACGACCATCTAACAAGTCGATGATTGCTTCTTTGCTTGAGTTTTGCAACATTTCTAAGCCAGACATTGTAACTGCATCAGCGTACTGAGCAATTTTGTACTGAGCAGCAGAAATAGGGCTATCTGGAGCAATGTTTAATACTTCATAGCCACTATAGCTATTAGCATTGTTGGTTGTGGTGTCATCATACATAATCTCTTCCAAGATTACATTACCGCCTGAGAATGGGCGTACATTGCCCTTCTGATTCAAGCGCTGAAGAATAGCGTTGTTTTGTGTTAAGTTATCTGCCAATTCACCGCTACGACTTTGAATCGTGGTAGCGATAATATCGGTGATTGCTGAGTTAGCAAATGCCATGATATATATCCTTAAAAAAATGTGCCAAAATTGGCTAGTTAAACCCTGCGGCTCATTGCTTCACCTAATTGGTCAGCAATTAAAGACCGTCTATCCTTTTTATCTTCTGGGTTACTCACTTTTCCACTAGGAGTAG